TCCATTTGGCGCCTGTCAGATTGGCATTGGTCAGATTGGCATTGATCAGGATGACATTGATCAGGATGGCGTCAGTCAGATCGGCGTCTGTCAGGTCAGCGTCTGTCAGATCAGCTCTGCTCAGGTAAGCGCCGCTCAGGCCAGCTCTGCGCAGATCGGCGCCGCTCAGGTCAGCGCCGCGCAGATCGGCTCTGCTCAGGTCAGCGCCGCTCAGGTCAGCGTTGCGCAGATCGGCACCGCTCAGGCCAGCTCTGCTCAGGTCAGCGCCGCTCAGGTCAGCGCCGCGCAGATCGGCTCTGCTCAGGTCAGCGCCGCTCAGATCAGCGTTGCGCAGATTGGCACCGGGCAGAGTTGGCCCTTCGACTTTGTGCAGTATGTCCATTTTTTTGCTCCTTAATCAAACACGTTTGTGTAGTGGCACTGGTACCAGATGGCCCCCTCATACTCAATTGTGTCAGTCACGAGCCCGACGCCGTTTGGCGAATAATTGCTTTTTTCGGCATCAGCCATATGCCGGAAAAACGTCCCTAGAGGGGATCGCTCCCCAGCGACCTGCTCAATAAATATGTGAGCCTCTTTAACGAGTTGGGTGCCGTTTTTAGTAATTTTCATTGCCGTCTCCTATATGTGATATTACAGCTCGATCATCTATGCCGCAGGTACTCGTCCTCCAGATCCCGCCCGATTAAATTCCACGCGCTCGTCTCGCAGTCATCGTCTAACTCGGCGCGCACTGCCGCGATAACGTCCGGATCTCTAATCGATTCTTTTCGCATTGCCAAAACCCCGGAATTCCCGGTCCATTTGATGTATGGCAGTACGACGATAATTTTGTCAGCGTAAATGCGTGCGATATACGCGGCATCATCGTATATCCCAACAGACACGTTTTTTTCAATCGTTGCGATTGGGTGTGACATATTTGCATCTCCAGTTTGTGTGTGTGTGTATTCAAGCCTATTGATAGATTAGTACACAAACAAAACAATGTCAAGGCGTTTTCGCATTATAATATCAATATTTTTTGACGGCCTCAATGTGCCGTATGAGCGTGGAGCAGATTAATGGCCAATCTTCACTTCTGTATATCGCCGCGCGTCGATAAGTGCCCCCCGGCTTGATGTGTAATCGCTGATCAATAAAATCCGCGCTGAGCGGGAAACCTAATCGGGCCGTAATATCTGATAATTTAAGTGGGATTTGATCTTCTGGCCGCGTTGGCTCTACTGATGATTCGTCAAGCGCGCCGCCTTCGGGTTCCTCCGCCTGCGTGGATTCATGCTGCGCTGCTCTCTCCTGTTCCAGTCGCAGCTGTTCGGTCTCCTGTTGACGGGTCCTCTCGCGGTCACGCTCAATGCGTTGCTGCTCAGCCTCTTTGTATTGCGCGATGCGGCATAGTACTGCTGACCTAAAATCATCCGGTTCTTTTGTCTGGGCGAGTGCCGGGATATCTGGAAAGAGATGCGCATAATCACCATGCTCATCTGCGGTAATGAGGTTCAGCCGTACCCGGTCCGCAATTTCATTCGCGGAGATTTTCCCGCGAGCGAGCGATGTATCAGCGGCATCACGTAGACTGGCCACGGTTTTTTTGCCCTTCATCGCGGCGGCAACATCGAACCCGAATGACGCAGGGATCCCGATCGTTAAACGTCCGCCGAATGTACTGTTGATTTGTGCGTAATGATATTGCAATGCCCCGACCGCTCCCTGCTGAATTTCACCTCGGATAAATTCTTTGCGCCCCTTCACCAGCCGGTCGAGCTCCAGGCGCTTCTGCCGCGCTTCCGCCTTGATGCTATCAAGCGTGCGGAATAGTTCATCAATGCTGGCCGTCTGGGATAGTGCGTGCTGTTTCGCGGCGTCGAGCCGCGATTCCACCTCGCCGCACCACTTAATAGTTTTTTCCGCATCCGCGAAATCCTGGTCCGTTTGCAGGTCGGTGTTGACTGCCCCGATGAGCGATAGTGCGGATGTCCGGAAATCGGCAAGATTCGATGCCGTGACCATGCCGGTTATCTCAATGCGTAGCGCAGGCAGAGCTTCAGGCGATTTGCCGATCGCTTCCGGCCTGTGCTCAACATGTTGGTAATTTTCGATGTCAGCCCTGAATTGTTTCCACCCATCAATGATCCGGCGGCGCATGTCGGGATTGGACTGATAGACGAATGAAACTATATCTTCTTCGGTCCCGTTTGATGCGATGAACAAGCATCGCGTAGCCCCGGCAACCATTAATTGTTGCTCGAGCTGAGCACGGTAATGGTCTGGCAGATCATTCACGTTGATGATATTGCGCAGCTCATTATTAATTAGTTTATGCTCAAAAATCGTTGAGCCATCCATCGTCATCCCGTCTAGGCTCGCGAGTAATGGCAGGCCATCGATTTCGGCGCTCACCGTTGCCGGATAGAGCGCCTCACCGATGATTCCCTCTGCGATGGGACGGGCGGATGACTCCGCCTCATGCCCGGCGTTGAATAGCCGTTGCTGATCTGCGGAAATATCAGGCGTGATCCCTGTCGATTTTTGTCGCAGCAGATCGGTTCTGGCGATGTATTTTGATATCCCCATCATTGCCGGGGCCTCGCTTGCAGTGTAATACGTTGCGCGCAATGCATGCCATTCATCACTGCCCTGGATTACATCATGTATGTTCATTTATCGTCCTCCGCGTTGTATGCCACCATGAATTCATCGCCATTGATTTCGCCGGTTTCTGTATCGATAAGAATAGCGGCGCGCTGATCTTCGGATAAAACGCCCTTGGTCGAAACCATTGCGATAATTTGTTCGGCGGTACGTTTGCCCGATGCAATCGCATCGCGCCAAGTTGGCAGGTTTTTTTCGAAATCGGGCTGTGGATATTGTCCGAGTTCCGGGCGTACTTCCGCTATTACCTGGGCCGCGCCCATATCGCGCTCAACGATGCGTTCGGCCTCGTCCTGATCATAGATGCCACCATAGCCGAACGCGAGCCTGGCGGCCTGGATCATCGCTTTATGGCGCAACATGCGGCGCGGGTGGGACTGCCATGGTCCTGTTCCGCGTTTACATTCCGACATGTATTCCGTCACGGAAACCGGATGGCTCCGATCCTTGCGGTAGATTTTGCAGGTGCAGCTTTCCGCGTCCTGGTCAAACTCCATGCCGTCGAACTGCGAATGATTGTTGATGATGCGCGCCCACCCGTCTACTCCGACAACGGGAACAATGCCGTTTTGTTTATCTGGAAATGCATAAATTTCCCGACACCACGGGTTGAGTCCATATTGATTCGCTACGACCATCAGCGCGGTCATCTGTGCATCCGTCACCTGGCCTTTAAATGCAGTCGCCTTGAGTGTGTCGATCAATTCCCGCCCGTCGCCCATATCAAACTGAGCTGCGAGTTTTGCTGTTAATCTTGTTAGTGCTATTGACATATGTTCACCTCTTCATATCGTTAAAATTCCTCGCCTTGCCTTGCCGTGCCTAGCCAAGCCGTGCCCGGCCCTGCCAAGCCTGGCCCTGCCGTGCCTGGCCATTTGATTAAAGCCCTCGCCTCGCCTTGCCTTGCCAAGCCATGCCATGCCCCGCCCCGCCTTGCCAGGGCAGACTTAAACAATACAAGCAAATTTAGCGCTTGTCAACAAGAAAATATAGCGGGACGTACCCGGAAAATGTTGTGATATGCGGGATATTATGATATACATTGTAGGCGGCAATAAATTATAGGATGAACAGATGAAAAAAGATGACCAATATTACAGCCGGCTCCTGGCTTTTGCCCGGCAAAGATCGGGTTCATGTCGCGCCGTGGCTGAGGCTATCGGTGCGAAAAGCGGCGCGGCTGTTGAGGCGTGGGCTAGAAACGGGGTGGCTTATAAATTTCGGCCAGAGCTGGATAAGAAATTTGGCCCGGATTACCGAAGAGGATTAAGGGAGGTAAATCATGAAATGGTTCAAACATGATGCAGACGCGAATATGGATGCTAAGCTGCGAAAACTGCGACTGAAATATGGCATGGAAGGGTATGGGTTATACTGGTATTGCCTGGAGCTGGTTGCGCGCAGCGTTGAAAAACATAACTTAACATTCGAGCTTGAGCATGATGCGGAACTCATTGCCAGTGATACCGGAATTTATTATGAACGAGTACAGGAAATGATGACCTTCATGATCGGTATGGGTCTTTTTGAGAATACTGGCGGGATTATTACGTGCTTAAAAATGGCAAGCAGAACAGACGAATACACGCAACAGTTAATCAGGAATTCAAATAATCCCCCGAGAGTCTCCCGAGAGTCTCCCGAGAGTATCGCTAGAATATCCGAGGTAATAGAAGAGAATAGAATAGAACAGAATAGAACAGAAGAGAAAAACATATGTGTCGCTGATGCTCCACTGCGTAAACGATTTACGCCGCCAACGATTGACGAAATCAGGGCGTATTGCACTAAGCGGGGTAATAGCGTGGATCCAGAGCAGTGGTTGGATCACTACGTCGCGAACGGGTGGAAAGTAGGCAAAAACCCGATGAAGGATTGGAGCGCGGCAATACGAACGTGGGAAAAATCAACTGGAGGCGGAAATGGAAAAGATCGGCAACCTCGCAAGGCCAGCATCGCAGAGCGGGCAACAGAACATCGGAAAGACGCTGAACAGCTATGGGCACAGCAAGAAGCTGATGGCGGCGCTGTGGGAACGAATGACGCACATCTACGGGCACCGCTGGGCGACAAGTTTCGGGGAGGCGGCGATTAATCGGGATGGAGATTTGACGGATACAGCAAAAACCTGGGCAACAGGATTATCCGGGATAACGCCGGAACAGATCGCAACAGGACTACACGCCTGCTGCAATGATGCAAGCAATGAATGGCCGTCACTGCCGATGTTCAAGTCGAAATGTTTGGGGCGAGGCGTGAACGAATTTGGCCTGGATTACATCCCGGAATATTACCGCACATCGCCGGTCACGGATAAATCCAGGCTGTTATCCAGTGACGAACGCGATGTCAAGCGGAAAAAAGCGAGCGAGCAGATACGTAATCTGAAATTAATGCTCACCGGGAAATCATGCCCGACAAACGACCTCGAAGATGCTTAAGCGCCAAAAGCCGCGTGGGACTTTTCCCTGGGTGGGGCGCTACCCATATATCTGGGTCGATCGTAAAAACGTCCCACAACCGACTACAGGCGGACTCAACGGCATTCACAAGCAAGATCCTTGGGGAGCTGACAAAATGATTGACTCAAATCGCGGTCCAGGGACTAAACGACCCAGACATTACGCCGCAGAAATTATCGAGATGAAATCGCCGGAGGAACGACGTGCGGCGCTGGACCATGTGCCGGAGGAGTGGCGAGAGTGGGTGAGACATTTGGTCAAAGATGCGTTCGCCAAACGAAAACATTTAGCGAGATTATCGAGGAACCAGCCGTGAACAAAAGCCGCACATTGATCATCCGCAACGCACAGATAGAAGCGATGGCCTGCGCCGCGATCCGGTCCGCCGTGGAATCCGTGGACGACGGCATGGTGGTCGAGGTTGTAATACGAGAGCACAAAAGCAACCGGTCGCTCGCGCAGAATAGACTTGCATTCCGCTGGTACGGGGAGTTAGCCGGCCATCTGGGGACAACGCCGGAATACGAACATAGGCTGGCTAAACTGCGCTACGGATGCCCATTACTGATCGCCGATGATGCGGAGTTCGCGGACTTTTATCGGCGCGGTATTGAGCCGCTAGACTACGAAAGCCGGGTCATTGCGATGCAATGGTTCCCGGTGTCCCGCCTATTTTCCGTGAAGATGATGACGCAATATTTGCATGATATGGAGCATGATAGTGCAGCCAGAGGGATTGTATTGAGCCACCCGGACGATCTATACCACGAGGCTATGCGATGAGAAAATGCCGCTACAAATCATGCCGCGAAGAATTGCCGCCGAAAGCCGTATCCGGTCGGTGGCAGTCTGTCGGTTTTTGCGGAATCGACTGCATGGCTGCCCATGGCCTGGCAATGGCAAAACGGCAGGCCGACTGCCTCCGTGCTCGACAGAAGCAAGATGCGAGGAAGTCGGCACGCGAGGCAAAGGCGAGGATCAAAACGCGCGCCGAATGGCTCAGGGAAGCGCAGGCGGCCGTCAACGCATGGATCCGGTGGAGAGACAGAGCCGACGGATGCATATCATGCGATAGGCCGGCTAGCTGGCGGGGGCAATGGCACGCGTCGCACTGGCTGAGCGTTGGGGCATCATCCGCAACAAGATTCAACCTGCGCAACATACACAAGGCCTGTAGCATCTGTAACGCGCACCTGTCAGGCAACCTCCGTGGATACACAGTCGGGTTGCAAAAAAAAATAGGCCTGGAAGAGATCGAGCGGCTGGAATCGCAGCGGCATACGGTCAAATACGATGTCGAATATTTGAAACGACTGCGGGATGTATATAGGAGGAGACTCAGAATTGCGGAAAAAAGAGAAAGCTAAACCTCCGCAGATCCGGAACGCAGCCACCCCATTTACAACAGCGCGGATTCTTGAGAATACCTACCCACTTTCCCCCGTAGAGTTCCGCTCTACGTCCAGACCGTGGCCTGGTGAAGGTACTCGTTAATCCCCCAGCCATAAATGAAATGGCTCAGCCTTCCTATAGACTGGTTTCGTCACCTGCATTGCAGGCTCTACGGGACCAGGTTGCAGTGGGCGCATTGCCTGGGGTTACTTTTTTTGGTTTGGAGCCACGCATTTACCGAGCGGTTGGGATTCCCCGGCGGGATAGTTTTGGCGGGTCGGGGTTTATTAGAGGTTGCTTATATACATCAAAATGTTTGACAGGTATATAAGCATGTTCTAATATTACCTCGACTGCGAGGTCAAGGCCGGGTAGAGACTATCAGCTCAATGACCCCGGCCTTTCTTATTCTAGGGCATTATTGTCCCGTGTCAATAAGGTTGATTTATCCCGCCGTTGCGGTAGACTTATATGCAACTTCATTCGCTTGGAGAGAGATGGAAAATCAACATAAATACCAATCCAGAGCAATAGTCGATCTCATCCCGTATGCGCGCAATGCGCGGGTACATTCGGATAATCAAATTGCGCAGATCGCTGCTAGTATTCGCGAGTTCGGATTCACAAACCCAGTCCTGATCGATGGCGACGGGGGCATCATCGCTGGTCATGGACGGGTGATGGCGGCGCGCAAACTTGGCATGGATAGCATTCCATGTGTTGTCCTGAGTGATCTTACAGAGATGCAGAAACGCGCGTACATTCTGGTCGACAACAAACTGGCGCTGAATGCGGGGTGGGATGATGACCTGTTGCGTCTTGAATTTGACGAACTGGAAGAGATGGGTATTGACCTGGAGTTGACGGGATTTAGTTTGGGCGAGATAGGTGTGTTTGATGCTGAAGAAGTCCCAATGCCGTCGTTAACCGATGGCGAAAAGGATCCGTACCAACAGAAGACCTTCACCTTACACGATGATCAGGCAGCTATCGTGGATGATGCAGTGATGTTGGCACGAACTGATCCGCTTGTTGATACGGGGGTGAATAAAAATAGTAATGGGAATGCGTTAGCTCTGGTATGTCGAGAATGGCTTGATTATCACCATGTATAATATCGCGCATAATCCGCAGATCGATAGAATGCGCGTTGCGCCCATCGCGCTTGCCGATGCGAAACGGATCACTGTAGCGAATCACTATATGAAAACGTGGCCGCAAGGTGCACGCATGGCATTCGGAATATTCATGGACGACAAGTGCCATGGATGTATGGTGTTGGGCTATGCGCCAACCACTGAGCGAAAGATAAAAAAGTGGTGCACGCATATCGGGGGAAGCCAATATATTGAACTACAGCGAACATGGATCAGCGACAAGCTCGGGCACAATACTGAATCTTGGATGATGGCACGGGTAATGAAATATCTCAAAGATGCCGGCGTGTGGCTGGTGCTCACGCACAGCGGTGGGTGCAAAGACGATGTGGGGTTTATGTTCCAAGCGTCAGGCTGGCTATATTTCGGCTGCGAGCCGTGCAATGATTTCTACCGGACAAAAAAAGGCGAATACAAGAATCTTGTATCTGCTCTGCGATTCGGCCGCATCCCAAAAGATGTCGTGAATCGGGGGATGCAGGCATCGGGAGAACATGAGTTCGGTCCGGGGCAAATTATTGAAGCCCGACGCCACCTGTATATGTATCCAATCAACAAGGGTTTACGACGCAGGCTGAAAAAATACACAGCGCCATTTCCGAAAGATCCGGCAATCTACCGGATCGGGCAGAGATGGTCTAACGAGTCAATGGAGGGGAGCGCACGTGGCGCAAACGCGTAGGCGTTTCTTGGTCAAACAAGACCCCTCCGCCAAACAGATATGAGCAGAGCAAAAGATATTATCATCAGGGCAATCTCTGCAAAGGATGCTAACGCTGTTGTCAGGCGCATGCACTATAGC